CCGAGGCCTGAAAGCGTGTAGTTAGGAATATTCCAAGCGCCATTTGAATTGCTATATGTAGCAGCTCCGCTATTACCAGACGTTGTCAGCGACAGCGCCGCCCGTGCCCGGGAGTCTGTATAGAACTTGTTCGAGCCTTCCGTTATGTCGTCTGTGGTTAGGGTTACGGCACCCACTTTACCAGCGACCGAAGTAACCGTCTGTTGGTTGTCTATTCTATCCCAATCAGAACCGTTATATACCATCCAGTCGCCTATTTTATACAACTTTGATGACATGGTACCTGCAGCCGATGCAACGTAATAGTAGCCTTGCTTAGGCGACGCGGGATAAGCTCCGTCAGAAGCGTCCCAGGTTCCCATGTATTTCATGGTTCCAAGCACAGACGCGGGCATTAGCGTTTCGGGAATTTTCCCGTTAACGTCCAATCCAGCGTAACCGCCCGGTTCGTTTTTCATGCTTTCATCTTCTGGAGTAAACCCGAGAGCATCTTGTTTTCCGTTGAACCGCGACCAATCGATCTGACCAAGATATCCGTCTGTACTGCCGGATGCTTCCGGCATTGAAAAACTACCTGTCGAAGACGAGAAAGCCATTGGGGGAGATGCCGAAAACATTATCGCAACATCATCGCGGAGACTTCGCCAGGTTTTTGCGCCAGACCAGAATTTGGTTACGTCCGAACCGGTTATCTTTGGTTCAGCCGTGGCCAACGCGGCCTGCGTAGCAGTGCTCACAGGCTTATTCATGTCGCTGGTGTTATCGACGTTAGACAACCCGACAGCAGCCTTGTCGAGCGTCTGCCATGATTTGTCACCGCGCCAGTATTGCAATGTGTTTCCGGCCGCAATAGCCGGTTCTTTAGTGGCCACAGAAGCCAGTTTTGCAGCATCTGCCGAGCCATCTGAGCTAATAACATACTGGTATTTGTCGCCTCCAATATTCGGGATAAACGCATACCGTACCGGGCGGATCCCGAACGACAACGCACGCGAACCAAAATCGGTTGTCCCGGTTGTCATGTCTATGTAATAAGCCATCGACGAGCCAGCCACTGTAGATGCCCAATAGTAATGCTGATCCAAGCCACTCAAATAGCTTCTTGCTGCATAAATTTTTTGAATATCACCCAAACTCGGAAGGTACCAGTCGGAGTAACCCGATTGCGTCAAACCGGAGCAATTGTAAGCAGCTCCGGAAGTCAATACAGAAATGATAGCCCCTGTATTGTAGCCACCTGTTAACAACGATTGAGAAGTTCCGGAGATAGTAGCATTGCTCCCAAATACACCGGCCGTCAGGTCGGTTGTAGCCGCAATAATGACTTTCGATGTGTCTGCTGTAAATCCGAAATCACCAGACTGAAGAATATACACCACAATACCGCCACCATAGGATTCACCAATCGTCGGGATATAAGACTGCACGTTCGATTTTATCAGACCAATATTTTTCTTTGCCTGTACTTTTGACAAGCTATCTACAGATTGTGCATTGTAAGAAACAGCTCTGGCCAATGTAGTCGACATCTTAAAGGTGTCTGCAGGAACAAGATAGGATCCGGCAGCCTGATAATAACCTTTCGGTTGCCATTTACCAACAGTGTCTGATGGAACAATATATGTACCGGCCGGTTGGTAACTGCCTTTTGGCTGCCAGTGTCCAGCGGTGTCGGTAATAGACAACTTTGCGTCTATCCTATGCGATAAGGATAACGTATCGCGCTTGACATCTTTGATGGCTATTGCTCCACCACCACCGGCAAGTATACTGTCGTTGGTTGAGTTTGTGCGTTTAATTACCGGCGACTGAATACTTTCAGTTACCGTTACTTTACTAAATCGGCCAGGAGATTGTGCCAAAATAATCAGACATGCAACAAGCATTATCAATGTAAGAGCCTTTTTCATTGTATATTATATTTGATTAGTTGAACTTTAACTTTAAAAGCAGAAGCGGATGATACTTCGACATGAACAGGAGACTGAGTCGGGTAATGCCTATTGACAAAGTCTTGAGGATACATTTCTTCTCCTGTCATATCGCCTGTCATCGAACTTTTATTATCCGAAACATTAATTGTCATTGAAGCCGGATCTCCTTCTGTTACTAATACAATTACTGACTTTAGCCAGGTGCCTGCCGGTACAAGAATGTCCCCGGAGGCAGTTAAATCGGTTGATGAAAGAATAATTGCAGGAAGTGATGCCAAAATATTGTTTAGTGTCGCATTTACTTCAGATGCTGAATCGTATAAAACGAACACAATATTTATGGCTAAAATAGGTGAAAGGTTATTGTGCGACTTTCCGCCACCAGTTTTGCCAGTTTTTGTCAAAACGTATTTCCCGTTGAAGAATGAAATTCTCCATCCATCTTTTTCGGGCAATATATTTTCGGTTTCGGTAAATTCAGGGCCATTTTGCGTATGAATGCCTTCCGTGTGGTCATGATTAGGTATTTGATCTACGTCTAACGTCTCCTCAAAAGATCCATATTTCTTACCCAATACATAATTAGATCCAGCAATAGCAAGAGAATAACCTTCAGGGCCATAAGGAACTGAAAATTTACCCACAGGTGCATTATCATTCCAAGGGGAGTTTACACCACCCAAACATGTATATGCTGTTTCGTAATCGGTAATATTAAAGAACTGTTGCGCCTCTTTTATCTTAACCATATTGGCCGGAATGGTACTTTCTGGCCCTGGCCATATAAGCATTGATCCGGCCGGAGTTCCAGATGCGATGTTGGCAAGGTTTTCTTTTATGTACTTCAAAGTTTCTTCGATAGAACCCCCAACATCTGCCGGAGATATCGATTTAAGTTCCATTTTTGAAGTGATATTAGTCCTTATGCCATTTAATATTTGATTATATCTATCGAGCATTGAATGTTATTTTTGTCAAAATTACAAGTGTGGGTATTTTATAGAAAGGACAACTTTACTGGAACTCTCCGGTAAAAGGATCCTGAAATATAGATTTTTGAATGATGGCTTTGCTGTTATCTATATAAGGCGTAAATAGACCGCCTTTATATATCATTTCAATTTTTACCGGGAATGATTCCGGTACCGGTTTTGAGCGATTGAGGGAAATGGCGTCTGCCGATACGCGGCACTCGTACATATTGTCTCCAATGCAAAGCCAGCATTCTTCTGAATTTAGCATATCGTCAATCCAGGCGCGGAGCTCGCCGACGCAATACCCCATATCGGCTTTGATTATTTCAGCCTCGGTGACGCGCTGACGACGGGTGACAAGGGAATCGGTAACTTGATCGTATTCTTTATAAAGCGCAGCATCATTGTCTCGTTCTGGCTCCGATGAAAGTTCTCCGTGTATTTGCGCCTTTTCAAAAACCCCAAGCGAATTTTTGAATACAATTGAATAATCGCGATCGGCTTCAGCTTCGGTAATGTTGATTGTAAAAGAGAAGATGTCGTCTGTGTAAAAATCAAACCGATTGACTATTTTGCCAGATTGAGTCATGTAATACTTCCGAACCGCGTCGAGGCTTACGGTTATGAGATCTGTTATTGTGCTATTTTCGCCAAAAATGGTTGCAATAACAGTAGATCCATCTTGAATGGTAAGATGATTGAAGTAACCGAAAAATGCTATCGGGGTAAGTTCTGATTCAGGGATATTGAATTCTTGATTCCGGCTGCGGGTTGTCAGGGTAAAATTGTAATTAGTATTGAAAAACAATGATTCGAAAGCCGTGGATCCGGCGTTGATAATTGCAGCAAACAGCCGATCTGGGATTCCTCCCGGAACGGCATAAGATGTGAGAGTAATAGTATCTGTATCATCTGTAATAATCACCGAGAACTGTGTCAGAAAATTACTGATAGTTCTTGAAATGGAACTCTGTGTGATATAATTAGCTGCTGATTGTTTGCTAATAAGCGATTTGACGATATCTGATATGGAGAATTTGAATGCCGTGCCGGAAACGATTCCTGAAAATATCTCATTATCGGCAGAATCTTTCACCGTATAGGTGTAGTTGGATAATGCCGTGCCGGAAATGGATATCCATACTGGATTCATCACGTGATTATATGCAGGTATGGATGCACTAAACATAGGTTTGCGTTGCAAAAATGGGTGAAACTACTTTTACATTACGAGATTGTAATGAAAGAAACTCTCCGCGAGCTGCCGACGGAACGGTAAGAAATGCATATAAGTCGGATGCGGTAAGATTTGAATTTACCATCCATGCCTGATAAGCCAAAAGTATATTGGCAATATCGTCCACGCAAGGAGCCGATATCCCGGATGAAGGTGTTTGGTTTAGAATCATACTGTCCTTTTTTTCTGCAAATTTCAGGGAACATTACATAGAACGAAAGGACAAAAAATGAGACACGAATATTCGATATGTTCAGGAAATATGTAAAATAAATGCAATTTCTTTACACGTTTTCCTGATATGTAAAGCTTTTGCAATTTTCTTTACATGAAAAGCCCCTCCTGGATGGAGAGACTTATGGTTATATTGGGCAGAGCCCGGTATTGAGGACGCGGGCGCCGGACGAATCGACGGCGGCCATGCCGGGGTATTCGGCGGCGTGATTGGCGACGAACCAGGCGACATAATCATTCAATCTTTTGACATAATCTGCGTAAACCATTGCGCGCAGTTCTGCGTTTGAGATGAAAGAATAAGTGTCAAACGCTTGTTTTCCATCGAATGTAACAACCGAATCGACAACGCCATTTACATACTTGGTAATTGAAAATGTGAGCGAACGAACAAAGCCGCTGTTGATCTGATCGGCATGGACATATTGATACGTTGAGTCGTACAAAGGATTTGCGGAAAAATCGGTTACCGAAAATGAATTCAAAATGTTGATTGCTCCAAAATAAACCGTTACAGATGCCTGAGAGCTGCCTGCTGCAATAGTGACTTCATTAGTGCCTGTTTTCTCTTTCGTCCAATAACCTCCAGCATCACCATTCCCGTAAATTGTTGACCAGTCAAACGTAATTTTTAGGTCAGAATGAACGGGAGACGCGGCATTAAATGTGAATGTCAGCGACGAATTAAATGATATATGAGATGTAACTGTACATGTAATAATATCTTTAGGTAACCAGGTAACAACATCTTCGCATACAAATCCTATCCATTGCAGTAGGTAACTGTTCACAGCAACCGAATCGACATATGGTCGCTGCGTGATGAAGTATTGTTCTGTCACATTGATGTTGTTGTTTGCATCAGCCGTATACTTTAGCGAATAAGGCAATACCCGCTGATTGTCGAGCAGCTTACCTATATGAATTTTAAACTGGTGCAACTGCATCGCATTCAATCTAAGATTGCATTTCACCTGAAGCAATGATGTTTTTAGCAGCTGGTCGTGCGCTGCCCAGTAAAGGTTATACAAATTTTTTGGAGACAAACCATCAGGGTCATAACCACCGTTTCGGTGATCTATGTCGCTGCAAGTGCCGTCGCCGGTAGCGTTGTAGATATTCGTCGTGCCTCCCCAATAGTTTATCTTCGTGGTTCCATCGGCCAGCGTCACCGATTGCTGCGTTTTTGTGCGGGCGGCAAACATAATCGGATTCTCCTTTGCATCTTCGGCTTGCGCTACGTTGTTCACGTAAACGATGGAATTTAGGTTTCGCGGTTCTCCGATATAAGGGACGGCAACCGGAACGCAATAGGTAGTTCCTGTTTGGGCAAAAGCTTGTAAAACCATCGGTACATGCTCGTCACCAGCCGAATGTTCTTCAAAAGCCAGGGCTGTACTGTCGCTGGTGTGATCGTAAAAGTTACTGCCGGTAAATTCAACCGATCGGGTAGCGGCATTGTTGCTGTCGTATGTGGTTTTCTTAGTAAAAAATGAGTTGGTATTCTTGCAAAAATAGACTCCATCGGCAACCGAATCGTCTTTAAGATCAATGGGAGAATTGACTGAAATTAGGGTGCCACCATATTTCTTTGCAAACAGGGAATATGTTTCCAGTTCGGTATTGGCATATTCTATCGACCGACTTCCGGTTAGTTTTAGTTGCTTAAAATCTGCCCATACTGGTTTTGACCGTTCGGTTTTAAGCGCGGTAACATCCATATCCGGAGTTTCCGCACCAAAAGCGTTGGCGTTGCGAAAGCGAACCGACACTATTTTGCCATCGAAAATAAACTTTAGTCCATACTTTTCCTCTACCGATTTGATTATTTCCGCAATCGACTTATCCGGGATAAGGTTTTTGTAATTTATCGCCCCTTTAATAACCGTATCGGCCGTGTTATTCAGAAAGCACTCCAGGCTGAGAACCGAATCGGAAAGAAACGGATTTGCCGAGAACGTATATCCAAGTGTTGTGAATATGAAGTCGAGCACGTAACCGACCGAAAGGAATAGGGTTGCGCCAAAACCTACCGGATGTTTTGTCCAGGTATCCGAATCTGTTTTGATTTGGAAGTCGGCGTTTTTCGCCTGCAGGAAAAGCCGGTTGTTTGCAGAATCGAAACCGGCCGGATAATTGAGGCCGCAATCAAAAAATATTTTAGTGCCCCACATTTTTGTTCCGGAAACTCCGCCACCAAGCGTTGAATTTCGCTCGTTCCAGTCGGAATAGCCATATCGCATTGCCACCGGGAAAACAAAACCATCGAAGTTAACTCCGCCATTGATCCAGCATTGATACAGATAATCGACCGCTGCAGCCGCAGATCCGAAATTTCGCGTTGGCCATGCCATATCGCTCATCATTTTGTCGGAGCCGTCAGGGTAGGTGAGATCCGCATAAAACATGCCATTGCCGTAGTAAATGGTGCCGGTGATGCCATCGTCGGCGGCGGGTTCACTGATAACCAGTTTGCCTTTATAGGTTTTCGGCCCTATCTCCACCCATACGTCAGTGTCCTGGATGATGCGGGTTTTACGATCGAGACGGTCGGGATGGTAGAGCAACTGTAGGTTGTTCTCCGTTGGCGGGAATGTTACCGGAAGGGTTTGTTCTCCCTGATCGGAGAAGAACGGGTTATATTCTTCGTTATCGGTACTGAATTCGGCTCCAAGGTCAAAATTTCCTTTGCTATTGTAGATGCGCATGATAGTTATTATTTAGAGTTTCCGAGGGTGCCACGGTTGCGGGATCTTCTTAATATGTCCTGCTTCTTTTCCAGTTCCGTAAGGTAAATGCCTGCCGGTATTCCGTTTTGTTTAAGGTCGTTCAATAAGCCGTAAAGAGCATACAGTATATCGGGTGAATATCCTCCAACTCCTGCCGGAGAACCTGTATAACCTCCATCGGCATACCCCGGCAATGCATTGACAGAAGTGCGTTTTTGTCGAACATTCTCAATAGCGTGCACATATTGAATCACCATCGGATCGCGCATCTCCGGTTGTGCTACTACGTATTCGCCCCGATGAACCGGGCCGGCAACATCGAAACGAGCACCATCTCCGGTGTATCCTCCTTCGGAATAACCATTTACTACCCGCGTGCTGTAAGTTGTAGAGTTGGCAGAAGGAGATGATTTGGATGAAGAACTGTCTGTGAATGAATTTGAAACAATGCTTTTTACCGCTGAAAAAACAGCTTCTATAAGTCCAGTCATAATAGCAGCTCTTGCAAAGCCAGACGCTCCCAAAGTCATTACTGAATCAGGCTGAGCCAAAGAAACTGCTGTTGCTCCTGCTATTTGAATTTCTACAATTGATTTTAAGGTGTCTAATCCCATAAGGACAATTGATTTTAAGCCTGATTTTACTAAATCATTATTCCCAGATATAACTCCTCCGATAATTTCTCCTGTTGAATCTGCTAATGATAATGTCATTTCAAGCAGTCTCTTTCTTTTCTCTTCTGTAGCTTTTAAATTATCTTGCTCAGTAGCAAGCATATTCTTCCCTATGTTTTTTAAGTCATTCCCGGCTGACTTTGTGATGCTTTTCATGTCGGCTGCAATTTTTTTTGCAATCTTGGCATCCACATGCCCTATTTCTTCCATTATCTTTATCTGGAGTTTTAGTAGTTCGCCGTGAATTTTTTCCCGCTCTTTTTTCTCGAGACCCATAATGGATAACTTCTTCATCAAAGATTCTTCTTCTATTTTTTGAAGAGCGTTTTCGTACTCCAGTTTATTTTTTTTACCAAAGGCATACAACTCTGCCCATCGATTCTGTTCTTGCATTTTTTGTACATCAATATTGTCTAACTGTTTTTGAAGCTCTTTTTTTTGATTATTAGTTTCTTTTTGATGTATACCACTGATGTTTAGCCCTGATTTTGTGGCTCGTTTTTGTGCTTCGGAATAAAAGGTTTGGCCTATTTTTGATAACTGGTTGTGGTGGTCCTGATATTTTTTAGTTTGAGACACCCTTTCTTTATCGGCGGCATCGTTGTAATCTTGCCTCAATTTATTGAGATAGGCATACGACTGAGTCATGCTTTCTCTGAATTGTGCTTCCGTGCCGAGATAGTTGCCTTTATTCCACACTTTTTTTAGATCTTCGATAACTTTTTCCTGTTCCTTTATCTTATCGATAAAGTCTTGTGATTGGGCGCCAAGCACTACGGAGTTCGAACTCAAAGAAATGTTCATGATCTTAACCATGTCTTTTGCAGATTCGTCGAACAACGCATTGGCAATAGCCATTTTTTGCATGGCTTCAATGTATGACTCTTTTTTATCGGATATATGCTGTATTGCGGCGGCGGCATTGTTTGCTTTTCCCATTGTATCGCCCAAATGCTGGTTGTATATAGCTGTAAACTGACTGGATGTCATTAGACCGGATTGATATGCCTTTTGTGCATTGTCTACTGCTTGTAAGTGTTTTACGGCTTCACCGTATACGCCTCCAGAGTCTTTGAGCGTATTAACAAGAACAGATGCCGATGAAGACATTTGGTCGGCGGCTTTTTTCCCTTGAAATAGCTTCTCTATCCAGTTGCCTATCGGTTTTTCAAGTAACATAAATGCCGCCATGGCAATGTTGGCCACACCGGCTACGCTAAAAATGGATTTACCTATGACACTCCACATCGATTGCGCTTTGCCTCCCTGTTCAATAAGTTTCTTGTTTTCTTCGCGCAAGGCGGCGTAAGAAAGAGCTGCCTGCCCAAAGTTGTTTGATATGGACATGACGAATGTACGCATGCCAAGTGCTGCGTTGGGCAATTCACTGATCATATAGCCAAGATTCATTCCAAACATGCGCGCTGCCGAGCTATTCTCTTGAAGAACGGAAGATGTGGATCGTAATGATTGCATTCGAAGTTGAACATTCCCAAGTTCTTTTTCGAGTTTTGCATAGGTCTCAGGATTAGCAGACTTTGACGTGTTCTCCCATTGCATCTGCAATTCCACGGCACGTTGTTTAAGCTGCGACATGGTCATATCTTCAATACTCATTGTAGATATTATTTTCTTTTGCGCAGCGTCATTTTCTTCAATGGCTTTGGTGTTAGCAGCTATTTTTGTTTGATAATCAGCTATTTCGGCTTTTGCAGCAAGATACGTGCCTTTGGCCGCATTAAAGGCAGATGAATTTTCAAGTCCTTTTTTGGTTAGGTTATCCATCTCTTTTGCAGCCGCAGCCATCTGCTTAGAGGCTTCTCTCATTTCGACCTGCATGTCGCGGTTTTTTTGAGTAAGGTCTACTGATACAGATGAAATTTGCTGAAGTTCTGCCTGCACACCTGATGTATCCAAATCGAGAATCCATCGTATCTGATCGTCTGTTACTTTGCGCCCCATAGTTGTTTTATATGATTACGTTATTTATAGATTGGCTATAACATTCTTCTGTATTTTTTATCAAAATCGGACTGCTTATCTGTTTGAAAAAAAGCATCCTTAAGTATGCGCCCAACATAATCTGGAATCTCTTTCCCGTAATTATTGCGTAAATCGCGCATGGCATTATGATATAGGATTCCCCATATTTGCTGGTTGTAGATCTGCCGGTTCCCAAGTCTCTTCATGTCGAGGAACCGGATGTAGACCGGATATTCAGGAGACAGTTTAAAATTTCCTCCTTCGGCTATAAAGGTGTAGCGGGGGCAGGTAATTGAATCGAGCAATTGACCCGATCGCTTTCCGATCAGACTTCCGTATCGCTTCTGAATTTTAAGAGTTCTTCCTCGTATGTAGGTATTGGAGCTAATGATAAGCCGTTGTGCCCTGTAAATGTTTTCGATGTCGCGAAGTAATACCTCACGGACGAAATCTTCTTTGGCAATGTCGGCAGGGATTGCAATCATAATTGTAATTATTATGATGCAAAGGTATTTTGGATAGAATTGAGAGTAAAGGACAAAAAGCAGACACGAATGGCACTAATTGACACGAAAAAGCCCCCGCAAGTGCGGAGGCTGCCTATAGAATAAAAGCGGATAATTCTCGGCTTTATTCTTGTTCTTCTTCGTCCTTAAAATCTAAAATCATTTGCCGATTATTATCCCTCCAATCTTCAATGGTGAATGAAGTGATCTTATTCAATCGCTCTTTCGATTGTGCCAACCGTTCTTTGGCAGTTTTGAACTCGTATTGCATCCGTTGATAGTCTCCTATCTCCTTTTCCATCATTTTCTGCTTGCTTTCAAGGAATTCTTTCGGTTCTGAGAAATTCCGATACAAAGCATCGTAACATTCAATTCTGTATTTTGAAACCGCTTCCTGCGCTTCCAGCTTCACATTTTTCGGATTGATGGTAAATAGCCAACCGAAGATATATTTCAACGGCAAACATACCATTTCGTACTCTTTTCCATCCGATCCAGTTGACACCCCCAGGGTGGTAACTGAATTCAAAAAATCATCATCATTCAACTTCCTTCTTTGAGGCTCAAACTCTATTCCCAAGGCTTCACATATCGGCTTGATGGGTACTAATTTTTGTTCGTCATTGGCCATTAAGATGACCACTTCATTCACTTTTGCAATTGTATTTGTCTCCATAAATTCGGTTTATTATTGGTTAATATTGAAATACGATGCAAATATAATATAACTATTTGACTGTCAAATAGTTATATTAATAATTTATGAAAATTTAGCATTAAAAATAACAAAAGCCCCGGAGTGGGGCTTTTGATATGACTTAACCTATAAGTTAGGCGTCTAATCCGAACAGATCTTTCAGGGCAGTGGTAACTTTGTCACCAACGGACTGACGGTTGAGTGCTTTAAGAGCTTCGGAGGCATCGCGGCCTTCGCCGTGAATGGCATTGCTCTTCATCGATTCGTTGATCAGGTACTCAGCTTCGGCGTTCCCTTCTTCGTAAGCTTTGAAGGCTTCGGATGTTGGTTCGTTGGTCAGATCATAAATCAATGCCTTGCGATCCGATTCAGCAATCCGGGGGCGAAGGATCTTGTCGATCTGATCAATATTCATTCGGTTTTCGCCGCATAGCCTGATTATTTCAATAGCGGATAGATTTTCGAAGAGATCTGACCGCTCACCATTCTCTTCTTTACCTCTCCCTAAATCCCTCCCCTCAAGGGAGGGACTTTGAGGATCTGAGTCCTGATCGTCGGAATGGAACCCGATTTTTCGATGTTTAGATTTCATTTTATTGTCAGTTTTTATGGAGGACGATTTTTAATTCATCCAAACAGGTTATTACGTATTTCAAATCGCGAATAATTCTGTATTTTTCAATCATTTCTTTGTTTTTATCAGAGTTGATAAGTTCCTGATCCAGTATCCATCCAATTGCGTTGTAAACAGATTTTGATAGATAGGATATTCCTTCATTTGCATTTTCTTCATCTTCGCCCTGAAGATAATGCAACATGTCGATCACTTCGGGAGTAAAACGGGACAGATCGACATCATTGTTTGAGCGTGGGGTCTCAGGCATGGTGTCGTAGTTTATGTGTTACTCTTCCTCGATTACAATAGAGATACTAGCTTTGCCCAAATCGAACTGAAATACGTCGAATTTGGCACCCCGATGCATCATTGAATGGCATTTCAGAATGTTCTGTTCACTCATTGTAGATGCCACCTGGCATACAAAATAATCAAAGAATTGATTGACGCGTTCGGCAGATAGGATCCCGTCTTTCGAAGGGATAAGGCCGGTGGTGTTGAACCTGTCGGTGATATGAATTTCTCCGATACTCTGTTTGTTTTCGATAGTGGTAGTTACTACCCGAACACCTTCGTGACGGCGGGTTCTGGCCGTTCTTCTTTTTTTAGCGGCGCGTATAGCGCCTTGGTTTGTTGTTTCCATAATGGTGATTTCAGCATGATTATAGAGCGTTGTTTAAAATGGTAGCGGTGCTCATTTTCCGCTGCTGAAATCACCAAAGGGCAAATTACCGGTCTACCGGCTCAGAAAATGGCACCGCCATGTATTTAAAATAAAAAACCACCTTTATTACAGGCGGGGCATTTAGCCCTTATAATGATTTCAGCACTGCAAAGATAAGGTGGTTTTTTGAAAATGCAATAGGTTATTGAGGAAACATTGAATTTATTTTATCTTTTTCTTCTGGAGTCATTTCTTTTCTAAACCAAAGTTGAATCGCTCCAGTAGTTAATCTATCAATATCTGTCTGCGGCGTCAATTCCCATCCTTTTGTTGACATATAATTTATAATATCAACAATCGTCTTGAATTTCAATATATTGCCGTTTTTGTCTTGTAAATTAAGATCTTTAGGATTATTCACACCGGATACAAATGCAAGACCATAAGTAATCGTTACATTATAAGTCATCGAAAATGGTGCGGAAGTGCACGATAAATGACAATAACGGAAAGTACTTGTTGTTGGTTGAGAAAATGCCAATACTGGCAACAAAGCGAGTAAAATGAGTATTTTTTTCATGATTAATTAATGCTATCTAAACATTTATATAAATCTTTCTCATACAGTATGATAATGGGACTTCCATCAGCCAGAAGTTGTTCTATTTTTTTTATTTTTGAAGGGCCGAAATTTTCACCAATACAAACAATGTTTGTCCTTCCGGAAATAGAGCCATTGATATCCGCACCATAATTCTTAAGAATAGATGCCAGATTATCTCTTTCCGGGAATCTTTCAAATTCACCCGTAATTACTACTTTTTGATTGTAAAATATTGTTGATGTGTTTTCTACAATTGAAAGATCCTGCTTTTTATTTTCTGATGAAATTGAACGATGAGAAAACATTTCTGACGGGGTAAAGGCTTTTTTTATTTCATCACGAAAAGCTCTTTCTTCCTTGTACTCTTCAGCATTTAGCAATAATTCTGACAGTTCATTCTTGATATGTAAAATGAGAGCTGCATGCTCTTTTATTTTCTCATTATCAGAGTCTGAATATGTTTTATACATAATTTCCAATGCCAAAATGGCATTTTTGGCACCAGCATAATCAATAATGCTTTGTAATTTTTCAAATAATTCTTTTTGGCTCATAGTATTGATTTATTGTTTAGAATGCATAGTTTGGGAAGCGTGTATTACATTTTTATAGAATTGAGAATCTTTTATCTCATAGTATCCGAAAATGAGCAGGATACAAATGAGAAATGCCGTAATAATAAGTGGCCACATGTTTCTTCTAAAGAACTCTTTTATGGTTCCTGTTAAATACTCTCCAAAATTATTACTCATATAGACAGTTTTTGTGGTTAATGCCAACAAAGATAACATTTTTAAACAAAAATGTAATAGGGAAACAACCCATAAAAAAAGCCCCCGCATTGCTGCGAGGGCTGCCGGTGTGAAACCATGTTGTCAAACGATAATTACACCGCGCTGAGTTCTGTACCGATACGGTGAATGCCTTCAATTATTTTCCGTCGTTGTTCCGCTCTGGGAGTGCTAGCGCCGGTGGCATAATGCCCTAATTGCCGCTGGTTAATTCCGGTGGCTCGTGCAAGAGCTGCCCGGGTAAGTACACCATCAAAATAATGCAGAATGGCAGATATCTGCATCACATAGTCGAATTCATACTCGTTGTTTGTTACGAAGTCAGGTAACTCGTCGCCATCAGCCAGGCATCCCTCAATATGATATTCAAAGGCTGATTCAAATTCCCGCTTTGCATCGTCAATAGTTTTGCCGGTAACAAATACAGCACCGCCAATTTGCCCCGTACCCACGGAATAGTTATCTCCGCTCCAGCTTACCAATACTTCAATCTTTTCCATGTTGTGTTATTTTTTTGCAGGGTGGTTATCGCCACCCTGCCTGTTTCCAAATGCTATTCAAAATTTCCTGATCGATTGTTTCACTCGGTTTTTGATTTACCGTCACTTTCCCTTTTTTAGTAGGATGCTTAAACTGCCGATGGCTACCTTTTTGAGAGGAAAGCTGCCATCCATCGGTCTCCAGCAGCTTAATAACCTCCTTTACTTTGTACTTTTTCATTTTGTGTAATTATTATCGTTTGACCCTACAAAGATAGTATAAATACTACTATGTTATACTTTTCAATACCAATATTACTACTTTTTTATGCTTATTTAAGGAGAATAAAAAACCGCCCGATCTTCACAGACCGGACGGCAACAGAAAACATTAAATAAAAACCCAAAAATCAAATTAGCGTTATTCGTTGAAGCATCTGTATTAATGCATTGCGCCGTATACCAGTAAGATTATCGAGTAGCCCGGACTCGATATGGAACGTAGTGTCGGTTGCGCGGATCTCTTCATCGGTGCGGCCATTGAAGATATCGATTACCAATGCCAGGAGTCCGGCCGGAATGATACCGTTGCTCCACCCGTAGAGTTTTACCACGCCACCGGTGCGCTGCACGCAGAGATAGGTACGCGACTGGCAGTCTATCCGGTTCTCGAACGTTTTCATGTGCTCGGGCATCGGGGCAAGTTCGTCGGCAAGAAGGATCAGATAATTAAACCGGTCTTCCCAGTTATTCATGTCGGCCAAATCGGCAACGACTTGTTGTTGTTTTTCTGATAGTGTCATCAGCCTACGTTTTTGAATTGTTTGAGTATTGCATTCCACCCGCCTTTGCCTTCAAACGTTTCTGGCGGTACCGGCGTGAAGTCTACCTGGCCGTTGATCAGCTTGCCGTCGCACCAATCGAGAGATTCGCTATCTGATTGCAATGCGTCAAGTATTTGGTTGACAATGGTAAAAATTCTGTTTGACAAGCAGAATTCCTGAATGCCGTCGGAATTGCATTTGTTGAAGTCGCTCAAAACGGTAATGGAAAGCGTGGTGTCCAAATCGGACATGCGGGGATTATACTTTAGATCCATAGCGCCGTACTCCACAAAGAGAACCATGTCTTCTCCGGCTTTGGTAGCATCGAACACCAGCTGCTTGTTGATGGAGAAGACAAACGTTTTCAGGTCGGCAATCACGCGATCCTGTGGAAGCGCCTGCAGGTCGGCAACCAGTTCGTCATAGCCAACAAGGCGGGAGTATTCAGGTTCCTTAAAGTTGAGCGCTACGTAATCTTTACCAACAAAGCGGGCAAAGTAGAGTAGTATGGAGCGGAGATGGTCGGAAGGAATCATGATTAATTATTAATGGTTAATTGAAAATCAGGAGATCAGTTCGGTGATTTGAGAAAAGGAGAGATGCATTTCGGTAGCGATATCTTCTTTTTTTGCACCTTTGGCGATAGTTTCGCGAACGTTCATGCGTAGCGATGCTACCTGCAGGTCGAAAAAATCGATAACCGTCATTTTTTGCAAATTTGTCATCGAGTCAAAACCCGATCGGGAAAGCTGCATGATGATTTCGTCCATGCCGACTGAATATGAGCTTTCTGTTTTTTCGTCATCGCCATCCGGCTTGCGAAACAGGATGGAGTAAACCGGGTGTTTGAAGATCCATTCGCAAATGGACTGGAACCAATAAAGCATGACGAATTGATCTAAGTCGGAAAACATCTGACTACTCCCAACCGCTTTTCCTTCTACAAGTACAAAAGGAGGCCGGTTTAGAATATTACAAACTAAAGAAATGCAATCTTTTGATGTTTCTTCATCCGAATGTCCGATTAGTTTATAGGCATCGAATGCGTCGCAAAATTCCTGCGCGGTAATATCGGTTTTAACAACTGTCCCGATTGTAAATTCACGCTTTTCAAATTTGAATGGCATCGGGTTCCGCCGCATAGTGTAATGAAACGTCACCTGATTGGTTGTTTTGTCAATAGAGAAAAGAAAATCGAGCATTTCTGATATATGGAGCAAATTTAGTTGTACCATGTCACCGTCCAATTTTGTGAATTTAGGCCGCCACGGCCAATTGATATGCCATAATGATGGACTATAACCGGTAATTTTTTTCAAGATTAGCAACCGTGCTTTTTGCGGGGAAATGGTTTTTTGCTGAATTTTCATCATCAGCTCCAGCGCATAAAGGCGTGCTGACGTGGTGAGATCTTCCCAGCATTCCGGGAATTCAATTGTTTTTGTTCTTAAATGTAATGTTTTCATAATGGTTATGTTACAATAAATGCGTCTCGTTCGGTGTATGGATTTTGATATACCGGTTGTGCTGAAATATCCGCTTTATTTTCGCACTTGATAGCCATGTCGAGTGCATTGATGTATTTTTCGGCCTGGGTGGAGAACTGCAGAGAAACGGTTTTGCGGATGTACGTGTCGCTCTGATCGGAGCTCTTCTTGTTGTACTCGTTGTTGATGTCCTTGCGGATATTCTCCGGCAGGTCGGCATACGAAAGCCGCAGACATGCCCGGTTCATTACTTCGTACACGACAGCACGAGAGATTTCACTGTCGAGCTTTGTCAGCAATTCAACGGACAGGCCACGCGGCTTTATGATGTCAGTATAAACTTCTTGCGTTATCCACTGCACCTTTGCGATAAAATAGGAATTATCGATACCAACCCATTTTTCAAAGTGAGTTTTAGTTACCGGCAGGGATTTGATTGCTTTCTGAGCATCCGAATCTTTCCATTCCGATATCGATTCTGCATTTTCTTCCAGGTAATCGAGCAGCACACCAGCCCAGAACCATGCATTATTGATCAACGTGTTGGACAATTCATCCTGCTGATATTTGTATAGAGTTGTCTCGCTATCGTTTTTCTTTACAGTCACACCGTCATTTCCAATCTTCACAATCATAAAGATAAGGTGTTCGTACACTGCAAAATGAAGCATAGCACGCTGCAGATAATCGAGTGCGGAAGGATATGGTGAATTCTCGTTAGTACTGGGCGTTTTATATTCATCTATCAGCTTTTTGTACAACTTGGATCCGATTAATTTTTGCATGTCGACCGCCTTTTTCATCAAAGGGCTTTCCACGTTGTTGTAATCGAGTGTGATGTTCACACCCGACAGCTTCGGTTTACATTCGGTGGGGAATGTAGGTCTGGAGAAAGGAATATTAATTGGCATTTGCGGCAGTATTTTGCATCCGCTGGGATGGAGTTGTTTCTTGCATTTTTTTTGGAATTTCTATCATGAAGCCTATTTTGATGCCTTTGGCACCCCGGCATTGCTTGAAGTTGAGTCGCAAAGCGCGGTTAAAATCCTGAAGAACGTAAAACTCAATCATTGTAAGGCTGTTGTCGTACAACATGTTGGTATAGTAGATATCATTGCCGGAGGTGCCGGTACTTCCTTCCGGTACCACGTTGCTGATAGACGGCGGCATGCCCATTCCGGCCAGAATTACGAAATCGCAACGCTTGTCATAATCCGTTATGGCTTTCATATATTCCTGGAATTTCCCGGGAAAATCTTCAAATCTCCATCCATCTTCACCCCATTTGGTGCTTGCCCACATTTTCCCCTGGTTCTTTCCTTCTCCGCTCATGCATTTAGCAATGGATCTAAGCTCGTTAGAAATAAGGGCATCCATCATGGTTTCGTAAAATGGGATAGGCGTATTTTTAACGTCATCGTACAGTTTTACGCCTTTATACTCTTTTTGAACAGGAACATCGCCTCCGATAAGGTTTTGCGTGCAAATATCCATCAGGATGTTTTTTTGCGCCTGATACCATGTTCCGGGAATAATTACATGCACGTGAGCATTAAGGGCGTTTTTAAGATAAGAATTGATGTATTTCGGATTGAGATTGGATGCCTTAATCCAATCGAGCAAGCCCTTGAACCAATGATTTAGCGGATAAACATCCCGGGAGAATGTTTTGTCTTTTACCCACGACACTGCAGTATTGAATTGGAATGGATTGGTTGGATCGAATCGGTTGTATACGTTGAAAGCCATCAAACGAGGACAGATCCAGTCGCCTACCAAAACATACTTACAATCTTCGTCCTTTACCCGACGGCCAATAATGGGATGATCGCTACCAAGACGCGCCTGATCGGCTCCGACATACTTTAACCCGCGCACCGGCAAAGCGCCTCCAATGCGGCGGCTACGGTTAAAAATGTATTGAGAAACGGCACTTTCAACCAGGTAGAAGTCTTTTATCAGCTTGCTGACATATACCCACGGATGATCTAATCCATTGAATTCCCATGTATCAAGCCATGCCTGAATTTCTTCATCCTGAACAGGAACACGTATTTTTCGGGCATCGGATCCTTCTCCATCGATTATTTCCTGATACAAATACAAGCCTTTGCCAAACAGCATCTTCATTTGTTTATCGAGCACTTCCGGGAGGAGCTTGTTGTCATAGACGGTCTGAAACACCTCGTTCGGGTAAAGATTATGTCTGTCTCCCCAAATAGGAACATAAAAGCCTTCCATCGATACACAGGCATTTTCGTCCATGTAGTGGCTGTAGATGTTTCGGAACTGTTGAGACATGATATTTTCACGGTCTTCAACGCCCTGAAGTTCGAAAGTAATAACACCCGTTCCCGGAGCTACCGCAATGCCGAAATTATCGTGCATTTCTACTTGTAAGTTATTCATGGAACCAATCAACTTTTAGAAGTTCGTAATTTGGAGGAAAAGCAACAAACCGGGCCAGCTTTTTGAAACACATTTTCGGTTGCTCGAGATCGATATCTTCATACGGGAGATAGTGATCTGGATCCACCGTCATGGCATCGCTTACCAATCCGGCACGCAGGCGACAACGCTCTACTTTTCGGAGCTCTCCGCATTGGCCTGTTTTCAGATTACAGGCGATGTGGATCATCATAAAAGTTGCTCCGGATACTTTACGAAGGTTTCGCATGCGCTCCAAAGCCTTTGTGCCTGATATGGTTTGTTGTGAATTCATGACGCAAAGGTATCAGCACCATAAAAGAGGGTAAAGGACAAAAAAAATCAGTTATCAAAGATTTTTTGACAACTGATCTTGTTTATGCGGAATATGTGCCGGATCCTTCGAAGGTTGCAGAACGCCGATCGGATTCCGGCAGAAGCTTATTGAATTCTCCCCAAAGCAGGTACATGTAAGCTGTAGCCAGCTGTGTGGAATTATATTCCTGATCCTTATATTCAAGTTCTTTTTCTGAGCTCTTATCGAGGATAATTTTGCCTTCGTGGCGTTTAAGCGGAGAATGATTAATACTGGATATTAGCGCATCGCATTCGTTACGGCAAATCATGATTTCTTCTCGCTTCCCATCGGTCTTCCCAAACAGAAGATTCAGAAGTCTGTAATGCTGACCGTACGTGATAATAGGTTGATTTCGGCTCATTAGGTGTACAATCCAGCCTTTTGCCTTTAATGCCCGTTCGAGCAAAATGGAATCGGTATCGTTTATGTCACCGGTGAGATTTGGGTAAAATTGCTTCCATTTCGGATCCCGTTGGTTGGCTGCACGGTCGTAATGAATGAATATTTCCTTCCTTTGGTGATACTTGAAGAATTTATTGATTTTGTCGGCAAGCTCTTCCTGTTGTTCCGGGTGGATAACGCAAAAGTTTTTGATGGAAATAAATTTGCGCTCTACCTTTTTCCTCTGAGCAAATATCGCACTAGTAAACGGCCCCGGATCGTAACCCATATAAAGCGGCTGCCTGGGATCACAATACTTTAGATTACGGCTTGTTTCCTCTATCTGCCCATCGGCAGATACAGTATCTATGTATTGATACACATATTCTTCGTCCTGAATATGTTCTTTGCTAAATCGCCCGAAAAACATATCCTTGACTTTGTTTTTACGGATGGCAAAGATGGAGGTATTGAGAGAATCAACATCTTTGATGCTCTTGATCTGATTTTCGATGTAATCAATGCCCAAAATTTTGATGTTTGAAAAACTGGATGCACGTATGTAGGATGTCTCTCCACGACGGAACTCATTCAGACGCATGCTCCAACGTTGAACGAAAGCATCCAGTTTTTTAATTGCTTTGTCATCAAATTTTTTGTTTGCAATCTCCAGTTCATACAGGCGGCGATCCAGTTCTGCAGCCATCTCAATAATGCAATGTTGCAATTCAGCATCCTGATCTTTCTCAAACTTCAGAAACCAATCTTCGTCTGTTTCAAAATTTGGCGTACTTGAAAATCCGGTGATGCCCATAAAGTAATGAGAGTGCCCGTATTTCGATCGATCAGCCCGGAGCGTAGGCACCATTCGTTCCTCGAATATCTGTCTTTTAACGCGAAGCATTTCGTCAAGTATAAGGTGCGCAACACTTTTACCTATTGTTGATTCCGGCCGGTCGCAGGACCCGAACTGAACAACAGTGCCATTATGGAATGAAATTGTATGGCGCCAGTTATCAATATAGGTATCGCACCGTTTGAAATGAACCGGCGGCTCTTTGCCTATTTCAAAATAAACCCCACGTTCGTAATTTTCAAAGAAGTAGGCCATTAGGAACGGGAGAATGTTATCAAAAATGTCCTTGTATGCAGCTGCAGCCAAAAGGATAATGGATCCGGGCATATCTTCCTGGATTCGATCCAAACGAGGCGCCATTTCGTGCGTTGTTTTACCGGATCCACGCCCTTGTTCCCCGAACAAAAAGGTTGTGTCGAGCCATTTTATTAGGATTTGGACGACAGATAAGTAATTTTCGACGAATATTTCTTTGTCAATCTTCAGCAGATTCATAGTTGGTGTCCTCAATGTTTAATTCGTGTTCCAATTCTTCAATCATGCGTTTCTTATCGCTGTCCTTGATATCTCGTTTGTTGATAATGTCAATACCCCGACGATATGCGGCCAGTAACCCTTTTTTCTTCACACCCATTCGTTCAAGTTCTACATCTGGAGAAACGATTTGCGGTTTGAATTTGAGCAAATTCGGATTGATAGCGTGGGAGCTGGCATCTATTCGGAACTGACGGGCGCGATCCATACAGACACGTGCCTCTTTGAAATTGCGAGCAATGAGATTAACATCCCGCAGCTTCATCATTTCGTCGGCAAAATACATGTTCCATGATTCGGATGTGACACTGCAATCAGCATGCAGATAATTGATAGAATCGAATACCCGTTGCCGACATGTTGATATCGAGAGTTCAGAATGAAGTTTCTGCAGATTGTTAGCACAAACGCTAATGCTCGAGTTCTTTTTGAATAGATTAGCAGCATCATTCAACTGCAGAACATATTCAGCCAAACGTTTGGGGATCCCGCATGATTCCGCATTGCGGGTTTCGAGAAACCTCTGAACAATATCGGTCGGTATTTTTTGAAGTTCTTCTATCATAGCAAATTGAAATGTTCGTTCAATGCATCGCTGATATGTTCGTCAGCAATACGGTTGTACAATTGCTCATTAGCTATTAGGTTTTTCCCTTTCGTGGCCTGATCGTACAATTGTCGATCGAGCGAGTACTGACCTGAAACACGGCCTTTTTGGTAGGCTTTGAACAAAACGGATCCTGGGTTTTGAAAATCCGCTTTCATTTCATCAGATCCGGCAGGATCCAAAAGGCTGACAATCCGATCGAATGAGTAACCCAAAACGCCAAAATTTGTCACCTGAGCTAAAAAATCATCGGTATAGATCATTGTTCGTAGAGTTTTAGTTCATCTTCCGTCAACTCAATACCATTTTTCTTAACGGTGAACGACAATCCTTTCTGTTTCATCCATCGCAGCCAACGGCGAATAGATAAGTCGCAATACTTCGGTTCAAGTTCCATACCATAACAAATGCGATCGGTTTGTTCTGATGCCAGGAGAGTGGTGCCTGATCCAAGGAAAAGATCCAGAATTGAGTCGTATAAATTGCTACAGTCGATAATAGCATCGGCTACCAGTTTAACAGGCTTAACGGTTGGATGGTCATCAAGTGATTCGCGTTCTTTATTCCCGAATGTATTCATGCCATCGTATTCCCAAACGTTGGTGCGATATCGGCCCGTTTCCCCTAATCCAAAGTTGTTTATATGCTTTGCTCTTCCGTTTTTATACACAAATATCAATTCATGTTGGCTACGGTAGAATGTACCCATTCCCCCGTTATTCTTCTTCCAAACAATTAATTGCTTTTGCTCTGTGTAGATCTTACCTGCAGTTGTCAATTCATTGACATGCTTCCAATCCATACAGATATAATGAATGGATCCGGGTTGTGAGAACTTAATAAGATTGAGGAATATATCTTCAAGGAAGCGGGTGAACCTGGCTTTGTTCATTTCACCAGAAGCCATTGCGAACTCATCGTGTTTAGTTTTACCTAAACCTACAATGCTATTCACTTTTACATTGTAGGGTGGGTCAGTGAATATCATCATTGCCTTAACGCCATTCATCAACGTGGATACTGCTTGCGGATCTGTCGAGTCTCCACACATTACACGATGCTGGTTGAGTTCGTATATGTCACCCAATGAAGTATGTTCAATAACTGATGGTTCATCATTGAATTCATCTTCAACAATCTCTTTTGGCTTTTGAATGATAGAGTCTGTTGAAGGTAATGGTGCAATTTCAATAGGTGGTAAGTCTATGATGTCACGGAAGGGTATGTTACTGAAGTATTCTTCAAGTTTAAGAAGATCCCATTCGCCTGCATGGGTATTCGATATTAGGTTGTATCGTTTGACTTCATCGTCTGTAAGCATACGGTTAGGCACGCGCACATCAATAAGATCATTCTCTCTCCCTGAATAGATCAATGCCTCATACCTTCTTTGACCAGCTATGATTCGATTGTCCGTATTTATGACAGGTATCTCTACCAGGTCAAACTCATTGACGCTATCGATTAGTTTTTTCTGCTTTTTCTCGTTCCTTTTTCTCGGATTAAAGTTAAGTGGTATCAAGTCTGAGACTCTTCGTTTCTCATTATGCCATTGTAATTTGTCCATTGTAATGTTATTTTCAACAAAGGAACTCCACCATTGCGATAGAATAAAGGACACTCATTCTATCTTCTATTGACATTAATCGAATTGTTTTTCAAAGATCAGTCCATGTGTCGATCACCATGTGATTAAGCATCTGACATTCAAATGTTAAAATCATATTTCTGATATAAACGACTTCATGTAATGCAAACCCAAACCTCAGTGGTACGGGCTTCGGAGCGAAACAAAATAAAATCAGAAAAAATAAAAATCATTGTTCTGTTGATAATCAATTGTTTAAGCTAATTGGAGCTGAAAAAACATGCAAAACGAATGATTTTTGGTTCAAAACGGTGATTTTTAGACAAAAAAAATAGCCTTTATGGGGCTATTCTTTCAAAAGGGTTGTAATTATGCCCTGCCGCTCTTTGGCCCGGGTTAAATTATCTTCCCAATTTTGTTTTGTCGTATCGTTTTTGAACTTCTTTTGCCGTAGATTGGATTCTATACGCCGGATGTTTTGAGTAACGTTTGTTATTTCATTGAGAAATCCGGTTGGGTTTTCTCGTTTCAACTTCAAAAGTTCCTCGTACTGGCTTGTATATGATTGGTTTTTTACTGTGAATGGATGGATGTACAGAAATTTGCCAGTGTTATTGAACGATTCAAGCTCTTTGTGCGCTTTCCTGTTTTGAATATCATTCTGAACCATCTCAAACGCAAGATCTGGATGATCGTCCATTAAAACGTCAATCTCCTGCATGCGATGGTACGTGCGTACACGATCGTCATACAGGAGAATGCACAATTGTATATCGGGATCAGAATTGTGATCCCACTTGATATTTGGAAACTCTATTTGTTTGACCCTTTTTTTTTATTTGGGTCACTGGCAGATTCTGCTTGCGCGGGATCCGTTTCGGTCGGATTCTGGTCGCCGGTAGGTTCCGGTTGCGCAGGATCCGTTTCGGCCGGACTTTGGTCGCCTGCAGGTTCTGCTTGCGCAGGATCCGTTTCGACGGGGCTTTGGTCACCGGTAGGTTCCGGTTGCGCAGGATCCGTTTCGGCCGGACTTTGGTCGCCTGCAGGTTCTGCTTGCGCAGGATCCGTTTCAGCCGGACTTTGGTCGCAGGCAGGTTTTGTCTGCACCGGATCAGCTTTAGCAGCGGCATCCTCTTCGGCTTTCTTAGCAGCATCGGCAGCAGCTTGTGCAGTGGCATCCTCTTCGGCTTTCTTAGCGGCATCAGCGGCAGCTTGTGCAAATTCTTTTCTATGTTCCAGAATTTCGGATAATGGAACATTTTCGAGTAACTCAAAAAGCATTTGCCCGTCGAGTTTTGCTTTGGTGAAAATGTTTGCCCGGGAGAGTTCGTTATTCAAACGTGAATTGGTACACTTTTCTTTGAACAACTTCAGATCTGCGTCGAAATGATCTGCATGTGTGTGTTTTACTACAGCATCGTTTTTTTGTGGAAATGATAATTTCATGATTTCAGTATTTCAGTATTAAAAAAGGCATAACTATCATGTAGCTATGCCTTTTGGATTTTGATTATCTACTACGAACGAGCCACTTCATAGAAGGCATAAGCCGAAGCTCCGGTTTTAGCAATCTGGAACGAAATAGAAGTGTTGTTGGAAGCATTGAAATCGACTCCATTCTGGAGAATAAATTTCGCTGATGCTGAGATCTTAACAGGAAAATTCAATCCTGCACCACGCAAATCAATAATACGCCCAACATCTGCATCGGTAATGCCAGTAATATCGGTTAATGTCTGCACGGCAGTTCCTCCATCGGGTAACTGATATTGAGAGCCTGTCCCAATAGCAAATTTACCATCAGTGATGGTCACAACGGCAGGATCTTCCAATACGATGTTACCATCATAGAAGTTGAACGGATCCGGGCATTGGTCGCCTTTGAATTCGATTTCAGCACCCTGCCATTCTCCTTTGTTTTGAATTCCCAAACTCTTGTATGTGAGTTTAAGACCTCCACACGGACCACCTCCGATAAAACGCTGACCTGTTTTGCAATTTTCCCAGATAACAAGAAAATATTCCCCGTTGTTTTCGTAAAGCCACCCGAGAGTGGATTTTGAAATACCTTCAATAGTTGCAGCAATGGTAATCGTTCCCTGGGGTGCAATTGTTCCGGCCGAGGCTGCGCTAGGAATAACACTACCTACAGAGCAGTCGAGATAGTGCATTTTTTTTCCAGATAATAGCGGAACCTGGCTTATGGTTGCATTAACGGCTTTCGCAAAGTTGTCTACATCCAATTCGTCACGAAAACGAACAAGGATAAGTCGGTATTTTGACGACCCAAACTTTGTGGAAGCTTCGTTAATGGGTTGGTTTGTATTTCCAATCATTTTGATAATGTATTACAAGTTAGTAATGTGGAGCGGATTGCTCCGCTCCATGTACATATTTAGGCCGTTACCTTACGTTCAAGTTCGAGCCAGTTACCAGTTGGTTGTGTGATCTGAACGGTTTCACCGTTGATCGTTGCATTAGCCAACTCAAGTTCAGCATACAATTTGATGTAATCGCCTGCAGCCTTGGGAACCCAGTCGTTTGCAATTTTTGCAAACTTGCCTGCCTTTGTAATAGTAGTTGCATTGGTAGCGCTTCCGCAAATTACCTTGTAAACACGTTCCGACGAACCGTTTTGAATGTCAGTAATTGCAGTCGCCTTGGTATTTGCTGCAGTTTCGAAGGTATAGTTCACAGAACCATCAATAACCGTTGCATCGACAGCAAGAGTTGATACCGGATAGTTAGTGAAGATATACTGATACTTTCTTTTTGTAGCGGCCAGTTCGGCTTCTGTTGCACATTGTAATCCGGCTTGCAAAGCACCAGCACCACCTTTCCAGTTGCTCATTGCCATCAAAATGTCAAGATCTTGTTGGAAATATACGGCAAACATTTCACCAGGTACAAGTTCATAGTTTTCGAGATTCCCCTCAAGAGTGATTAAAACCTTATAGTCATTTGCATCCATATTTGGAACCCAAATGATATTCTCGGGCGAAAGATCAATGATCTGATCTTTTACACCAGTAAAGTCCATATCCTTGCCATATTTGGCACGATATAGCTCAACAAACCATGGGCGGTGTTTCAGATTACCATACATACGATAACCAACCATATTTGGAAGAATAAGGTTGACGTATTTGTACATTGTTTCGTAATAAGACAACATCGTTGTCTCATCGTACAATTTCAAATCTTTAAATGGCAACACTTTGAATTGTTCTTCCAAGCGTTCTACAGCGCGATATACACCATCAGCACCAAATAGTGCCGGATTGTCAACATCTTTCTGAATAGGAACGCGAACGCCGATAACACGCCTACGTTGTTGTTCATTGAAAAGAACTTTGTATATGTTGACCATCATCCATTCGATGAATGTCCACTTCATTGGGTTTGAACCTTCGTGGTTCAGGTATCCAATGTATTGTTTTTCCAATTCGTCCAAGTTTTCAAACGCGTGCTTAAACATCACCGCATCCACATGAATGATTTCAGGCGTAAACTTAGCCGATCCTTTGAACACACGACCGGATTGACGAGCCTGAGAAAATTCGCCAAAGAATGCATTGGTTACGATTTCTTTGTTCTGAACACCTGAATGAACAGGGAAAATGTTTGCTACAGAAGGTAACGTTCTGATGTATGTAATAATCATATCCATACGACGAACTGCGAATTCAGATGTGAGAGGGTTGTTTGACAATCCACTGTAATCTATAGGCACTTCACCAGCAATCATTTTATCCCAATTGAGCATGCTCAACTGATGATTGTCGGATAACTCGTTGTAACGAGCAGCAATCAATGAACCAAATTCATTGAATGAGGCTTTGAATGAAGTTAACTCGTTAACGGTATGATCTGACTCCGGCGCTTTTCTCGAAACGGTCATCTCGTTCCACCAGCTACCACGGGCATAAACCGAATGTTTGATACCAAACAAACCATCAGCAGTGTGAGAAGTGTGACCCATCACAATAGCCATTGTTTGCTGATTGGTCATCTTAACAGTTCCTGCCGGAGTTGGAGGATCTTGCTGATTACCCAACTGATTGATTTGAGCCTGTTGTTCCTTAATTTTCCCTACCAATGGAGTGATAGCAGCCTGTGCAGTTGTGGGTGCTGGAGCTGCCGAAGCTCCTTGAGAACCTTCCGGTGCCCCTCCATTCAAAGCGGCGGCGATGCTTGCCTGTTCTTCTTCAGAAAGAATATTGGTATCGTCACCAGCAGGCGGAGGAGTCGGATCGGCATCCTCATTTGCTTTTTTGTCTGCTTCGAAGGTTACGGTGTACTCTTCTTCGTATTTAGCGAAGATTTGTTTTTGTTCGTCCTTCGTAAGCTTTCCAGCTTTGGCCTTGTCTACAAACCCAAGGGCTGTAACGACGGCCATCCATCTTTGTTGCCATTTTTTCATTTAGCTTTAGTTTTTAAAAAGTGAATATGTTTGTTTTCTCTCGTCGCATAGTTGTAGTGCCAGGTTAACGGCATCGTTCATATTTCCTATTCCGTCAATCAATCCGTTGGCTACGGCATCGTAGGCATAAAAATCACGGCCTCCGAGTATTCCTTCCACAGAAGTATCTATCCCGGGACGGTTTTCTTTTACTGTATTTTGAAAATGAATGGCCCACGGAGTAAGTTGTTCTTCTATAAGTCTCTTCGTGTCTCCATTCAATGCTTCACGTACGGCCAAATTTTTAAACTTGCTTTCCGGAGGATATACTTCGATACGTTTGTAACCATATTGTTTGTCTGATTCCGTGGAGTTGACCAATGACATCATGGTTCCTATATTCCCAACCTGACACATGCGATTCATGGCCAGAATTTTATCGCAAAATGAAATGGAGTATTTGCCACCGCTCATTGCCATACCATCAACCAACCCGACGATAGGTTTAGTATTGTTGCGTAAGGCATCCTCGAACTGGTAAACCGATGCGGTTGTTCCTCCAGGAGTATTGGTAAGCAACACCATGCATTTGATTTTGTCGGAGGCGGTTGCCTGACGTACCATATTGGCAATGTCGTCCACACCATAGCTCCACCAACTTCCGTATTTCGTCATCATGCCAACCAGTGGAATGATTGCTACTGAACCTTCAGGATATTGGTCGAACGGATTATCGTCGCCACACCCGGGCATGTCAAATGGGGAATCGTAAGAAAGGAGCTGCTCGCCTTTGTCGGATCCGACAATGCGAACAATGTATTTACCGGTCTTCAGTTGGGAAACTTCTTTTTGTTGAATGTTCCGAACTAACAGTTCAAGAGCATCCATGCCGGTATTATTGATAATAAGTGGTTGTCCTATGACTTCCTGCAGGAATCGTTCCATCTCTTTTTTTCAACAAAGGTGATGGAATTTGATTCGCTGATAAAGGACTTATTTTGCGGGGCTTTTTGTTGAAAAAGTGAAAGTTCTGGTTGATTTATCGTCGGTATATACAATTGAACAAGGAAGTACTTTACTCCCAACAATAAAAAATCCATTATTTGTCCAACAACGAACCAACACTCTTTTACCTAAATTGGCAATTGAAGTAAGACAATCATTATCGGTACTTAGTGATGGTACTTTAACAGATTCTGTATTTAATTTACCGGCATCCGAGTCATCTTGTTGATTGGAATATACCGGTTGACCTTGATTTAATATGGGTATCCAATTTTTACCCGAATTCAGCGAAATTATATTTCCGGATTGAAATCCGACGTTTTCGGGTAGTATAAATTCTACTCTGGAACATATAGTTTGTTGCATAATATAGTTCGTTTTTTAAATTGTTGATAGTCAGACACTCGGACATTTTCGGACAAGTTTGGACGATTTTCAGACAAAAATAGACAAAATCATACGCTTGGTCGGTGATATTTTTGCCTTCTGTAGGCTCTTTTTTCTTTCTTTCTGACAGAGTCTCTCCAGCGTTGATAATTCTTCAAAAGTGCATCTTCCGATATCGATTGAATATTGTACCGGCAAATAAATCTCCATACAGAATCGATGAAGTTATAACCGTCGCGATGCTTTGCTCCATCCAACTCGTTGTGAAGTTCAGCGTAGAACATATTCTCAATTTTGTTGTTGATGATATGTTCTGAGCGCTGGCTTATGTAGTTGAATGTTTCCGGAGACTTTCCTATTCTACGGTCGGGCAAAGCTATATTCAAATTTCCCTTATCAATGGGACAGTTTTCCGGCCGTTTCTGAACCAGATCCCAGATAATATGGTAAATATCCAGCTTGTCAGGAAAAAAAACTGCCTTTATTTCTTCATCGTAGAATTTTGCTTCTAAATATTCCTTTAGATGATCCTTGATGTTGATTTTGGTTGTTGTCATGAGCTTATTTTTCTTACAAATTTAAATAATAAATATCTAACTAACAAAATATTAGACAATAAATTAGTGTCTAAAATGGCTATTTTTCAACCTAAAACAGTACATTATATTTTGTTGAATTTGCCTACAACCTACAACGCAAATATAAATCATTGTATTTCAGATTTATAGTACAAAAAATAAGGTTGTAACCCTGTTTTAGTTGTAAGCGGTTGTAAGTAGGTTGTAACCTTGTAAAAAAATAAAGGTTACAACCTTAAAATATTTGATATATAAATAATTATACATATAGTTGTAAGGTTGTAAGCTGATTTCGTTTTTTCATTCTATAAAATGGTTTTTAAAAAAAAGAATAACATTTAAATTGTATTCTTTTGAATCTGAATATATTATACGCGCAAATTAAAACAGGGGGACAACAAGATATCCGTAGCGGGTTACGCCGGAAATTTTCCGGGCAGTGCGTTCAAATCCGAGCGCCTTCAATGCCATGCCGATGTTTACGTCGGAAACATTGGCGTGATTGCTTGAAATCTTTCGCGCTGTGCGAAGATCTCTTAGTATTTCGATCGGTTGTTTGAACTCGGGGGTTTCATCGCCTTCAGGGCGGCGATAATACTCTTTTACGAGCTGATAGGAGGACGTTTCTTTCAGATATCTGCAGTTGTATTCTTTGAATTCCTTAAAATCGTCGAGATTCCAGGTGTAATCAAATGAGTTTCTGAACAACATATATGCTTCGGCCCATAATTGATCCACAATTACTTCGGTACTGTACTTCTGATCTATTTGGTCGAGTTCTATCGTGGCAAACCTCCGATATCCGAATTCTGGTAGAAGAAAGCCTTTGTTCTCCTGATTCTTATTACTGGTAAACACTCCTGAGGCAATACATTGCATGGATGTGGTGAAGGTTCCGCTAGTAGATAGGTCGAGAGAAGAGAGTATTTTCTTAAATTGTTCGGAATTTGAGCGAGTTATTCCGACCATCTCGTCGAAGTTTACCAAAAAGTTGGTGCAAAAATCCTTCGTCATATTGAAGTGTTTCTCGTCCTTATCACTTACTTTGTAGTATGTTTTCAACGCATCAGGAACCATGAACTCAAACATCCATGTCTTTCCTATTCCTTCTTCCGGGTGAACAAAACCAAGCATCACATCGTTTGTGCGCACGTGGTAAATATTGGCAACAACAGCCACCATCCATTTGCGCATTAAGTAGACCAACCGCTTTTGGTAATGTTCTTCCTCTTTATCTCCGAAGTCGCGAACTTTAATGAAGCTGCAGAACTTATCGATGTGCGATTCGCCTTTATACTTTCCATCCAGCGAATCAAAGTAATCAACTATTGGATTGAAAATTCGAATTTGATTCGGAGATTTCAGTACCTTTTTGAGAATCATATCGCATCCTGTAAGCCCTTCCATTTCCATGTGTAATGATATTTCATTTGTGGTTGGTGAAAAAGTATATGGATATGTATTGCCTTCTTTTGGAACGATAAACGACTTGGAGGTGTCGAACACGTTAATTTTAATATCGTAGTATTTATAGAGAAAGTCTTTCACTAATAGAACCCTGTTGCCTGAATGTTCAGGTAGTTTTGTCTGTTGTAATTCGCGCTTTGCCATAGTGTTTTATGATATTGTCAGTTGGACGTTGAATCCTAGTTCAGCTAATTTTGTTTCTAATGCCGGTATCCTTTTATCAGGATCCGGTGGTAAATGTATCATTCGGTTACTGGTAAATACCGTATAACCTTTTTTCCTGGCTTTGTAGCATAGGTTATACCGTCGCTTTTTTTTAGGTGGAACTTTCATGTTAATACCTGAATTTTGTAAAGTGAATAATTGCCATCGGTTGTTATAGATCGTAGCCTTTGAACCAGAATTTAAAGTCTTCTAATGAAAGACCGTCGTTTTTGGCAAGTTCAGTGTATGATGTCAATGTTTTATTTCCATCTGCAACATTAGCCTTATCAATTGAATCAAAATATAAAATTTGAACTCCACATCCCGAATTTTTGTCAAGTGTAGCAAATACAATCTGCTCATTCCCTCGAGTAAAACGACCACCCGGAAGTTTCCAATTAAACAGATCTATTACGGCCAAACCAGCATTCACTTTCTCCATTCTTTTTACCCACAAAAGATAGTTTGCGCGGCAGGTGTGAAGTTTTAGCCATATTTCGGTACTCCCGAATTCATCAATAACACAGCATCTTTCAAAACGTCCTAATGCCATTTCAATTTTATCTTTGAAATAAGTCGGTTTACCTTTGCGTGGATGTCCGGCAGGAAACTGGGTGCTTACCGGCAGGCGGTAGCGGATTGTTTTTTTCATGGCTTATTTTTTCAATTGTTGAAATTCCTTTTTTAATACGGTTTTCCCATAAAATGCTTTGAATGGGATTCCTTTATCGTACATCTCCTGGTGCTCTTTGCACATCTGTTTCCCGCCTCCAATATTATCTTTATAACAACCGTCTGCGGCACATTCTTTAAAAAATACTGTATTCATATGCAAATTATTTTTTCATACTCGTTTCATTATAATGGTTCTACTATCAATCCGTACCGGGCGTTAGCCTTTGTCTTGCTCTTTTACTTTTTCTAAAAGTTCGATCGCCTTTAAGCGATCGGGATTTGCTGACGGTTTACGGTTGCGTGGAGCACCTTCAGCGGTTTGTGTGTCAAATTTTCTGCTCATACTGCTATTGATTTAATAATGAATAAATTATTCCTTCTTCGTCTTCGCGCATCTTCGAACAACATTCTCCTACTATTTCTTTATAGTATAGTCGTTTGCAATTCCACATAAACGTTGGATTTTGCATCCAACATCCTTCGCACGGATATCCGGATGTAGGCTCTTTTGTTACCGTTAAAACAACTCCGGCCACCGTTACCGTTTGTCCTACAGATAGTGTCATTTTATAACAAATTCTTTTCGGCGGGAATCACCTTCCAAAACGATGTAGTTCATAAATTCGGTGAAACGTTTTTGAATGAATTTCTGGTACTTATCGCCGATCATATCCATGGAAAAGTTGGTGTCTCCGAAAGTGAGTGCCCCAATTTCGGCACGGACGGCAAACAAATCGCTGAGTGGTTTGAGTTGAGTGCCGAAATCCTTTGCCATGTCGAACTCTTTCCCGATATCATGAATAAGAAGAGGCTTTCGGATCCATGGATAAATGCCTTTTTCCTTTATATTGTAAGCCAGGTCGATGGAGTGAATCACTTCGATGCGTTCTTCATTTGGGTTCATCAGGTCATTTAGTAGCTTGCAATAGGCTTCTATCATGATCGACTTTCCGCAACCGTACTTTCCGGCCAGAAGAATGCCTGCATAAGGATTCATATCTGCAACCTTCTGATTGTTTTCGTTGTAAATTTCCTGACGTTGCATAAAGTGAGAATACAGAATGTTGAGTGTCGGTCGGTTATTGTCGTCGATATCGTATTTGCGAATCATCTTTCGTTCGGCTATTGCCATTTGAGCCCGGATAATAAAAAGTTGTTTGAAATCGTCTCCAGAGATGGCTTTATTGCGTTCGTATATCTGTTTGAAAAGCTTCTTTTGCTGGTTGGAAGCCCGCTCGATAACCTGTTTAATCGAATCCACTGTCTCCATATTTCGCTTCTTTTGGGGGTTGTTTACTGGTATTCTCGTTTATCTCGAAGAAGTTTTTGTACCGGCAGGCCATTGCGTAGCGAAGGATCTTGATTGCTTTATCAGGGTTTCCCTGCGATATCTCCTGCAGGTGGTGAAGCGCTGCCTGTTCCGATCGCGATCGCATCAATTGGCCGTGCTGTTCCTGCAGGTATTCCTTCCACGTTTTCCATGCCATTTTGAAAAGTTCGTCTTCGAACGGAAGCTCTACCTCTATCGGTTCCACCGGTGCTATGTAGTTGTCGAGCTCTCCCAGTTTGTTTTTAAGGGCGTTCCATTCTTTGATGAATTTGGCCGACTTTTTTATCGCTACGGGAGTAAGCGTCTCCAAAAATTCGGAAAACTCCTGATCGGCCTTGGTGAGCTGCTCCCATATTTTATTCCAGAGTTGTGTCATGATGCTGAAATACCTAATAGTTCGTTGAATTGCTTCATTACTTCACCATCTCCGGTTATTTCATGTACTTTACTTTGTAGCTTTTCAATCTGATTTTGAGTAAAAGTAGGTTCATGTTTTTCATTCAAAAACAGATTAAGGGAATCTCTTAGCTTTGTAGCATCCTCTTGACTTAAGTCTATGAAAATGTCATCCCATCCTTTATCAATCTGAATTTGTATTTCAGTATTGTCAACCGCTACGATAGATACTTCAAGTCTATTATTTCTTGATTTCTTAATAACTTTAGTAAGAGGAATGTAACACGTATTTTTTTTCATGTTTATTTGGCTTTTAAGTGTGATATAATCGATGAATTGTCGTTCGAGTAGTATCCGGGGTGCTTCCGGCAGAAGAATGTTGCTAACTGAATAAACAGTTGTTGGTCTTTCTGTGGGACAGAGGCTTTGATGTTGAATCGAAAGCCAGGACTCAGATTTAGCAATTTCCAGTAAACCCAGTTCGCAAAGTTGTGAAACTCCTTGAATCCACGTTCGTTGATAGCTTAGTATATCCATTCGTCGGTCATACTTTCAGGTGATTGTATGCTGCAAGTTCTTGTTCGGTGCTTGCTCTCATTGAGGGGCTCATATCTGTTTTTTCAAGCAGATTAAGCAATCCGGCAATGTTGGCCATGGCAACCTCCATATCTACATTGTCGCTTTGTTTAGTTGAAAATCGGGCAAAATAGATCGGTTCTGTGGGGCTTTTGGCTCTATCGTTTACGACTTGGTAATCGCCGTTCAGGGTTTGATATGCTTTGTATAGCGGCTTTTTCATCGTTATTTTAAATTGAAATGGATTTTTATTGCCATGGATATGCTCCAGACTGCTATGGTGAAAAGCAAAATATATAAACGATTTCTATTGGTCATCTTTTTCTCGTTGTTTCAAAAAGTCGTTAATTGCTTGATCTGTTTCTTCAAAAACGAAAAGAGCGTCGTGTCCGCACCATCGAAGGTATTCTATAAATTCGTTCAATAAATCTTCCATTTTCAAAATATGTTTAAGTATTTATGCAATTAAAACCGGCCATTAGCCTCGCGGATCGACCGGTTGAAGGTTCAAAAACTGAAAGTATTTTGGTTAGTTAGTTTATATCGAATGTGCTTTTTTAACGTCTTCCAGTGCTTGCAACAGTTCAGATAGTTGATCAGCGCTTAATTCTTGTTCGTTTACATCAAGAATTCAGTTATCAAGATCTAAATTATCAATCGAAAACAACCAAATGCCATTTGTTCCATCAAGATGTGGAAACCCTTCTTTATCCTCGAACTCATCAATAACTCCGAATTCGTTCCAATTTCCGGTAAATCCTACGCGGAGACATTCAAGCGCGAGTTTATTCATATACTCCTCTACAGGAGGAGCATCTTCATCATAACGCCATGTAAAGAACTCAAGCAGGCTCTTGGCTAATTCATCAGTAAATATTTCTGTATCTACCAGTAACGATACAAAAGCATCTCCATAATTATAATCAAAATCAAATCTTTTAATCATTAGGTTATTGTTTAATTGGTTAATAATTCAATTCAACCGGTCATTAGCCGTCGCGGATCGGCCGGTTCATGGTTCAAAAACTGAATGAAGATTTTGGTTAGTTGGAAGGTTTTTTATTAGATTCTTGTTCATAAGCTAATTGCGATGTTATAATTCTTCCACCTCGCAATGTTGTTTCACAAAATAAAACTTTAGAGGGTCTTACGGTACTTGTTGCAATTTGAGACAATTGCTCCGATGTCATGGTTTTCCCTTTCCTGAAAGTAACTTTCATTTGAACTGCATCAGGGAATTGCTTTTGTGCTTCTTTTAATGTCATCTTATTTTATTTAATTGGTTAATATTCAAATTTAACCGGTCATTAGCCGTCGCGGATCGGCCGGTCATTGGTAGTTTGGTTAGTATAAAGTCAAGCTTGTTACTTAGATAATTTCTTTCGGGCATTTGCGATGTATGGATCAAAAAGAGCTTTAGATTTGTTCTTTACATTAGTCATTAATTCGTCCAATGTATCTCCATAGACACATGCCGAACAGCAATAACCCATGCTGGAGCTGTATGAAGAAATTGATCCATCTGTTTTAAAAGTTATATCTTCTGGTATTGGAATATAGATCACAGCAAGAAATCCTATCTTATTATTGTCAAATAGTTTTTCAACAATTGATTCACAATGACGATCATCAGAATCAAAATCTTCATCATCTAAAAACGGGAATAGTTCTTCGTAGTCTTCAAACTCAGTCATGATATCATGAAATTCGGAGCTTTGATATTGAGCAGCAATCCATATTAGTTTGTCAATTGAGGCATAGTATGCCTCTTGTTCTAAAAAATCAAATACGTTTTTATTTTCCATTGTGTAGTTAATTAAAAGTTTACCGGTCATTAGCCGTCGCGGATCGACCGGTTTTGGTTTGGTTAGTGAGACCTTCCTTTCTTAATCAATTCTATCAATGCAATTGTGCAAACTGAGAAGGTCATAAGCGCTAATAACGATGAAAATAGGTATTTGTAAAATGGGGTCATCTCCGGTTTGTCTATCACATCCATAAGCGCAACAAACATTTTGTAAGAGACATTCCCGGAGATGATAATTCCTACTATGAGTAATTGTTTTTTCATTGGATATTCGCTTCGAAAATTCTACTAATTGCATCCAAAGCATCGCTGTATGTGGCTGGAGGTATAATGTGCAGAGCTACTCCGCATGTGTTGTCTTTGTGGTAACTCTCCAAATTTGATATTTCTATTACCTGTTTTTCGTCTAGAGAGTCAATAAATCCTCTCTCACTGAGCGAAGGAAAATTGCAGAATACATTTATGTAGCCCATTATAGGGCGACCAATCTTAACTTCCTTACCAGATTTACTGGTAAGGATTGTTCTGTCTTTTTGTTGTTCTTTGTTCATAAAGTTTCTATTTTAGGTGATAACGCTCGTTTTTTTGTATTTAACCGTTTCGATACCGAAGTACCGAAACGGTGGCGGCAGAGCCCCACGCTACACGCCGCTTTTTATTATAAAACTTGTGATTGTAGCGGAGTTTTGCAAACGGCCGGAGATGGCCTGCAGTTTCCGCTCTATGTTGTTCCGGTGGTTGTGAATCGTCTTTTCAGACGATCCTGACGTATTGGCAATTTCTTTGTCGGTATAACCGTGCGCTATTGAGATGGCCACGTTTGTCTCTGTTTTGGTGAGCGGAGTCAGCTGTCGGTTGCAAAACGGCTTTTCCCATTTGCATTGTTGGCAGTGTGTAGGATATTCGACATTCACCTGTCCGGCACTCATGTCGATATCTATTGCGGAATCGCATCCGCCAAAGAGGCACCACAAAATATTGTCGGTGACTTCGGCACCCCGGATTCCGGCTTTGTGTACGGCGGCAAATTTATCGGGATGTTCAATCATCATCCGGTCGATAAATCGAGCCGCTTTTGATGGGAGTTGAGAATATGAAGAGTAATGTTTTCCCTGATAAATGATCTTGATCAGGGGATTGGCGGCGAATATCTCTATCGCGCCGTCCTCGGTAAATAACCGATTAAATAGAGTTAGATTTGAGCTCATGCGTGGGGATTAATGAGTTAATATTTATGGTTAAAGATTATGCGGGTCAGTTTGCAGGTATTATGAGTATTCCCATTTATAGTTGCGGATCGCATCTATAATGCTGACGCTTTTTTCTCCTACAATTCGATGACCTTTATTATAGCGCAGCAATACATAATTGACATATTGCCGGGTAGTATTCAACCGGTTTGCAATCTCATTGCCTGCGCCATACGCTAATCGTAGTTTTTTCTTTGGCGGATGCAATTTCTTTATTGGGTAATTTTTCCTATTTTTTTTCATCGAATCAGTGAGTATCTTTGTAAATATTATGTTGAGTATTACGATCAATATTGTTCGACAAATATCAACATAATTATGTCCAATTACAAGAAAAGCGAGCATAATTACATGTTAAATTTCTATAACGATATTATAGAGCTGATAATCAAAGATTACGGGTTGAAAAATCAATCCGAATTTTGCAGAATGACAGGCATTAAAAACTCAAATGTCGGTCAGTGGAAGAAGGGAAGTATGCCTTCTGTTGAATTTTTGGAAAGAATTATGTCTGCTTTTCCCGATTTATCACCCGACTGGCTGATTACGGCAACAGGCGAAATGAAGCGAAAAACTGCAGTCGAACCTGAAGTGGTAGATTCCGACTGCACTCTAATTACTTACCTGAAGAATGAAATTAAGGATTTGAAGAAAGAGAAAGAAGAGGCTTTATTGAATATTGGCAAAAGAGAACAACGAATAGAAGATCTCGAAAGCCAGTTGGCCGTTTTTTTGCACTCGGGAAATGTTGCGGAAAAGGAATTGAAGTATCCCAAGCCGGAATAATTTTTCAGACACAAATAGACACTAATATATAAATAGACACTTTAGACACTTTTGGACGAATAGATATTCAGCATTATATGAGTTGGTGGAGTCTCCCGCCGGCTCCACTTAATGGCAGGTAATCTTATGATTATCTGCCATTTGTGTTTTCTGGTCTTGAAAAAATAGTTGTATATACACATTTATTTTATTACAACATATTGATTATATGGGACGTAGGAAAGAAGAGATGTCAATGCCTCGCTTAAATGACAGAGGGGGAGACATGTCGAAAGCCAGTTAGCCGTTTTTTTTCCGAGAAATATTGCTGCGGAACCGATAGTGAAGAATTACGGTAAACGCAAATAAATACACACAAATACACAGAATATACAAAGTACACAAGAATCCACATTTTTGACAAGGTTGATTCATAGATTACTATAAAAGGGTGGAATCTCGCGCTGGCTCCACAAAAGAGCAGTTTGTCTGTTTTTTTTAATCCCCGGCATTATGATTAAACATAATGCCGGGGATTGTTGTTTATTGACAAAAATGATCTTTATTAATATAGGTTTGTTTTTGTGAGTGGTTAAATTAAGTTTGAGGTGGATTATTTTGGTCAAAATGTTTTGTAGATGTTCAAATGTGTTGTATTTTTGAACTCAGTATAAAAACAGTATCCCGTCGTTCGTGAGCGTTTCTATCCGATTGAAAGAGAAAAATTCATGTTTTTTTGTAACTTACATTTTCCTCATAAACGACGATTGTTTGTTGGACTTAAAGTCCATTTCTTACCTAAATATAGAGCTTTGAACTGGTGAGGCTGTTTAACTGCTTCAATATCCAGCAAGATGAGCTTTGTAGATTCAATCTTCTAAAGAAAAATCTTTATTCCCCATTTTTTTACTGCTGCAGTCTGCATGGTTGTCCGTAAGTAATGTTGACAACTCAAGTCGATCAGAAATGCAATTATGTAGTCTGCTCAAAAGTATTGATGCTATCCGATAAAGATGCATTTACTTCTATTCTAAGAGAAAGAAATCGATAGCTCAAATGATTTTTTCAAATGAGAGTTTGTTTGAAGATGTTATTTGAAGCGTTTGCGTTATTACCAATCTAAAGATTAAGAAATCAATTGAATTAATTGTTTGTTTTTGTCTCCTGAAAAGTATTCGGGTCGACGGTTATCCCGCGACGTGTATACATCATGAGGCATCCTCGATTTGTTTCGAGATTTGTATAGTGAGATTGTAAAATATATAGCTGTGTAGCTATATAGAGTTGATTTGTGATTTTTATTTAGAATAGTAACGTGTTGTAAATGCAACGGCAACTAACCATAATCCTTTTTGTCTGTTGTGTCGTTCTGGTAAGAGCGGCAAACATTCCTATTGCCATATTGTCACCTGACTTTGGGGCTTCGTATCGTCCGTATTGGTCTTTGAATGGAACAAGCACTGTTGTAAATGACAAATTGCAGTTGACGGAAGATGTGACCAATCAATCAGGAAGCGCATTCTGGACAGGAATGGTATGCAATTCCAATGGGTTTAAGTTTAGCGCATTTTTCTCTTTTACAATTACACATAGTGGTTCTGGGTCTTATGCCGACGGGCTGGCCTTTATTATCCAGCAATATGCCAATAGTTGGGGGGCACCCGGAGGCGGTTTGGGTTATGAGGGTTTGCCGGGTAAGTCGATTGCGATTGAGTATGATACCTATCGAAATTCAAATTATAATGATCCGGATATAAATCATATTGCGATAGATTTTGGGGGAAGTGTTGAGCATTCTTCGAATAAGTATTATGCGAATTCGACGAAATTAAATAGTGTCGGAGTAACTCTAACGGCAGGGAAGACATTTTATTCGTGGATTGATTACGATGGGACAAAGGTGGAAGTGCGCATTAGCACAACAACAACGCGTCCTGCCACTGCAGTTTTTAGCTATACTTGTGATCTGGCCTCCTATTTTGATGGAGCTAATGTGTACTACGGTTTTGGCGGAGCAACAGGGGCGTCGATGGAGAAAAATATCATTAATAGTGCGTATATCAATAATGATTATACGCCAATTGATTTTTTGTCGAATACGTATACGCAAAAAACACCTTCCGTTTCTACTACGAACGCGTCAATTTGTCGTGGCGAAAGCTATGCCTTTAACGGTACGACTTATACCACAGCCGGAACCTATGTTGCGTATCTGACTAATGCGGTAGGTTGTGACAGCACCGCTACGTTACAACTAACCGTCCGGGAGCCGAGCAGTTCTACTACAACCGCTTCGATTTGCCGTGGCGAAAGCTATACTTTTAATGGAACGACCTACGCCACTGCCGGAACGTATGCTGCACATTTGATCAATGCTGTGGGTTGCGACAGCACCGCCACGTTGCACCTGATGGTTAGAGAACCGAGCAGTTCTACTACAGTCGCTTCGATTTGTCGCGGCGATAGCTATACTT